CTGTCACATCTTCTGTAATAATTGCTCCAGTATCATTATCATAATCTTTTAGTGCAGTTGGAGTTGCAGTATAACGCATCTCTCTTCTTGCCCTTACAGTATCGGTATCAGAGTAGTAATCAACCTGAACCTTACGAATAATGCCTTCGGTGCTATCTGCAATTGGACCGAATAGATATGTTTTTGCAGTAAATTGTAATGTATAGATTAGTGCTCTCCTTGTAGAAAAATCTCCCTCATAATCGTCCTGGAAGTTAATGCTATCAAGAACAATTGGAATATCTCTTTTTTCTCCAATTGAATCTACAAGTTCGACTGTAATATTAAATGATGGTTGAAAATATGGAAGAATTTGCTCAATTATTTGTAATGCATCATCATTTAACTTCGTAAGAATATTCAGTTCAAATCCAATATTATATGGAACTGGCATGTAGACTTTTTTGATTCTATTGTTATCGTCTACTGCCTTGAATGTTTGAGTTACGGATGTCTTTCTCGTTGCATCATATTGAATGCTATTCATTTCAAATGACATTCTAGGAAGACCAATTTGAACCGCTCTATTCAGATCAGCCTGTTGTTCGATTCTTGCCAGAAACTTCTGCATTGGACCATATGCCAATGGAACTTTCATTTCACTTATTACATTACTTTCAGCATCCCTATGTTTAATGTAAATCTGATTAAACAGTGTGCCAAAAGATATGACTGTTTTACGAAGTATTTCGTGATAAAAATAAGTTCCTAGCATCAATAGTTACCAAATGGATTTGATTGAGTGAAGTCTAAAATAAGATCCGCTTCACTTTCGATTTCATCGTTTTCTGTGTATTTATCATATAAATCACGTTTATCATGTTCTTTGATTGAGAATGTTGCTGAAGAAGCAGCGCCAACTAGTGTTTCTCCAACAGTAAATGTGCCACTGACATTGGAAACTTTAAGAGTGTTTGTGGTATCATCCCAATCCTTAACCCTTGCTCTAGTTCCAGATGAAGATGCAACAACTTCTTCATTAAACTGATAAGTTCCAACACCAGCAACGGTTGGAGGTGCTGCGATAGTGACTGATGGAATTGAACTATATCCGTATCCTGGATTGGTAATTCTGATAGCAGTGACAATACCACCAGTAGAAATACCAGCAACAGCAGTTGCAGTCGTCAGACCAGTAAGTGTATTTACATACTGCTTATCTGCAGCACTGTTTCCAATACTTACGGCAGGTGCTGATGCATAACCAGATCCTGGATCTGTAATAGTAATACCAGTCACAATACCAACAGAATTGGTATGTGCAGTTCCTTTCGCCGTTGTGCCAACACCGACTGGAGCAGCAAATGTTGCGCTAACTGTAGTAGATGGAAGATAGAAGTTTCCGCCAGTGAACACTGTTGCTCCAGTAACCGATCCAATACCATTGATTGTTGAGGATGCTGTTGCACCAGCACCAACTGGAGGTGTAACGGTTACTGTTGGTGCGACTGCATAACCAGATCCACCATCCTCAATAGTTAGTGAAATAACACCACTCTGAATTGTTTCAATTGAACAAGTTGCAGCAGCGCCAGTTCCACCACCACCTTCAATATAAATGGTTGGTGTTTCGGTATATCCAAATCCAGCATTTGTGAGTCTTATTTCTTGTATCGAAAATACTCCAGCACGACTTGTCGTTATTGCAACAGCAGTAGCCGTACTTCCTGTAACTTCTGGTGCATCAGTAAATCTAACAACAGGTGTAGAGGTGTACCCACTACCATCATTATTTAAGAATATTTCTCTTATATAACCACTGTTGATTGTAGCAGATGCTTGTGCTGTAGCGCCAATACCAAGAAGTGTAAGAGTGGTGATGTATCCTTCTTCTTGAACTTGCTCATCAATTTCACTGATGGAAGTATCAATAATTTCATCCTCATATTCAAATAGTTCACATTTCAGTTGATAGACATAATTTTTACCTAACTGATAAAAAGGATCTTCATGCTCTACAAATTTTACTTCAAATAATCTCTGCCCAAGTGGGAAATAAATCAAGTCTCCTTCTCTTGGACGAGATGACAATACAATCTCATCATCACTCTCTGCTTCTAAAAATGGCGCAATGAAATCTTCAAATCTCTCTCTAGAAATAGTGATCGTTAATTCATCTCTAAGAGACATTCCAAATTTTGTTAATATGTCACCAGATCCAGAATGCCCTTCATAAGTATTGACATATGCCTCTATAGTGTAATTGTCATCAAATTTAGATGATTCAATTTCTCTAATAACAGTATTTCTTCTTACAAATTTTCTTGGAATATATGTGACATCAACTCCATACATTCTCAACTGTTCATTGATTAATTCCTGAACAAGTCTTTGTTCAGTCTGTGATCCTTGTAGAAAAAACGGATTAAGTGCCATTATCCAATAAGGTCGAGAGGTGGTAATTCGTGCTCAAGCATCATAGTTTGCTTGAGTTGATCTAATTCTCTTTCGGCATCCTCATAAATTTCTCTACCATTGAGTTCAATACCACCAGGTAATTTAACTCCTCTAAACTTAATTAAGTTCTGACCCCACTGTCTCTTGATTAGTGAAGTAAGATATTTTTTAACAAAACTATCGTTGTAAACCCCAGCATAATCACTAGGATCTAAAATTCTGTAGCAGTCTATAACTAAAAAGTTACCAGCAGATTGTTGATTCCAATCGATATCAAGATATAGTCTGTCTTGCCTTTTATTATATCTAACTTGCTTGTCTGTAGATAATAAGAAATCAATATCTTCCAAATAACTCTTTGTCATCGAGTATTGTAGAAGTTCTACAGAGTTAAAGTAGTAAAGATCATTCAAAAATAATTGATATTTAATACTGAACATCCCACCAGAAATGGTGCTAGTATCAAACTTAAATACTTTTTCAATTCCAACTACCGAATCTGGAATTTGAATAAAGTTAGAATTTTCATAAAAGTTTGAAGTGGTTGTTCCATAACCACTAATATTTGTTGATGTTGCTGAAGTTGTTACAATACCAACACCACTTGTACCAGATGCTCTACCTCTACTGATGTCTTCACCAGTAATTTCATACTTTAGATACATCCTTTCAACACCATCAAAATGGCGCTCTTGGAAATATTGGAAGGCATCATCAACAAGATCATCAATCTGATCATCATCAACATTAATTTCCAAAACGGGAGCGCCAAGTCTCCTTAAGCAGTAATCAATTAATTCTTGCCTTGTTGATGGTTTTGCCATTATTCAACCTCTGAGTTCTGATAATCATCAGTTTTTTTGGATGATTTTTGTTTTGGGAGGGAACCTTGTTCCCTCCTTGCATCAAGCAATTGTGCCAACAGTTGCTCTTTTTCCACTTCAAAATCTTTGGTTAAAGATTGTAATTTTGCTTCTAGTAAAATGTTTTGATTTGTTAGTGCTGCTATTTTTTGATTATAAAGACCAACTAAAACATTAATGTCAACTTCACTATTCATAATCGTCAGAACGTTCCTCCGTCAATGGTTGTTGTCCAAACAGGTCTATCACTATATGTAGTAGAAACAACGGTCGGAACAATTGAAATATTAGCTCCTTCTTTCAGAAGATCATTTGTAGTATCAAATGTTCCCTGAACACCAATCAAAGTAACACTATTACTGCTGGATGTAGTAGTTTTCACCATACCATAAGCAGCAGCATTATTTGCTTGGGTAATCTGTTGACCTGCTGTAAAACTATGAGTTGAATCTAATGTAAGAACAACTTCGGTTACCGCAGTCATAATCTGCGTTGATGTAAACGTTGCAGATGATGGTGCAGATGTTGACCTTTGTAATCCAGTGCTATCAAAGTAAACAATACCATGAGTTGAGAAATCTCCACTCTGGTAGTAAATACCTTTAATATCTAAGAAACCTTTTGTACCAGATACAACACTATTTGATACGGATGCATCTGGAACAAAAGTCCATCTTCTGCTGTCATCGGCATGTGATTCAAAAACACCACTGGTTGCTATCGAGTTATCATCAAAACCAAAGAAACCAGTTTTATTATTACTAGTTCCACTACTTGTGTTATAATTGAACGAAACACCTCTATCAGTGTTTGTATCAAAAGCGTGGGTGATTGTTAATTGAGTTGAAATTCCAATCTGGGCAGTTGTATTTGCCGCAATAGATACAATCTTTGTTCCAGAATTGTAGTAAAGAATGGTTCTATCAGCAGCAAGTGCTGGTAGACCAGCAACTCCAGCATTGTCAATGACATCGCCAGTGTTGATACCAACGACGGAATCTAAAGTGATTTCTGTTGTTCCAGAACCAACAACCGCCATTACGGTTCTAACACTGGTTACATCACCAAGATTAAGAATTGGTTCGTTAACTGTAACAGAACTTGAGTTTACAGTTGTTGTAGTGCCGTCAACTTGGAGGTCACCTTTAATAATAACTGTTCCTTCATTACTCAAACCATCGGGATATGGGTCAATATAAAGGGTATTGCCGTGACCAGACTTAGTTGAGATAATATTGGAACTAATTCCAACAGCATCAAATTGGGCACCACCTGTGGCATTAATAGAACCAGTGTGAGTTATAGAACCAACAATAGTGATATTGTCAGTATCAGCATTACCTAAATTGGTGTTTCCATTGACTGTTAGATCTTGCTGAACAGTTACATTACCAGAATAAGTTACATCTCCAGTAAATGTAGATGCTCCAGCAACATCAAGGTCTCCACCAATATAAACATCACTAGCAATACCAACACCACCAGCAACTCTTAAAGCACCTGTAGTGGTGTCAGTGGCGTTTGTGGTTGCCGCAATCGATACAAATGATGTATTTGGTGTGCTTTCAAATGTAACGGACGTTGGTGATGACTGAGCACCAATTGTTACTGTTGTAGCGTTAGGTACATCAAGAGTTAAGTTATTGATAGTTGTAATACCAGCATTGGCACCAACATCAATAAACTCACCCGCACCTAATACATTGGCATGAGTTACTGTAGAATCAAAAAGATTTAGTGAGGTGTTGTTACTTGTAACATCTCCACCATCAATATTGAGATCACCATCTAAATCGACAGTGGCATTATGAATAGTTGCAATTCCAGTTGCGGCACCAATATCAATATTTGTACCAGCACCAAATGCATTAATATGAGTTACATTGGCATCAAAGAGATTGAGAGTAGAATTGCTGCTTGTTACATCTCCACCTTCTACTGCCAGATCACTAGCAATGTTGACAGTTCCAGCAATACCAACACCACCATCTACAACAAGAGCACCAGTTGTAGAATCCGATGAATGAGTTGTCGTCTCAATTCTTACTTGACCAACAGTGCTGTCAAAAGACCAAGAAGCACCCTCTACCTGAATTCTATCAGTTGATGCTTCATCATAATAAATTCTAGCATCATTGTCAGTACCAAACTGAAAATGAATATCATCAGCAACTCTAATGTCCGCAGTTGCTCCAGCATCACCTCGCTCAAAGAAGATTGCATCTTTGGCAGTATCATAAGATAATCTAATATCATCACTAGTACCAAACTGCAATTCATCATCATCTAGGAACTGAACTCTACCAGTTCCATTTGGAGTAATTGTAATATGACCATCAGTATCAGTAGAAGTTAGAGCGTTTCCATCTAACGTTAAGTTATCTACATTCCACTGATCAACTTTACGATTTTGATCAACAATTGCGACAAATCCATTTGCTGCCGTTGTTGCGTTTGCAGCACTCGCGACAGAACCTGGAGTGTTGCTTAAAAGATCTGTATAATACTGACCACCAATTAACTGGGGATTACTGGAACTATCACCAATAAAGAACCTTTGTCCCCTGTTTGCCTGAGTACCACCACCAATAGTATATGCTAATTCACCATAATTTAGGGTTGATGGTGCAGAAGTACCAGTAGATCTTTTGACCCTAATGATACTTGCCA